TTTCAAAGGCATCATGACTGAGGCTGGCAGGATGCAGCTTGCCAGTAAAGACAGTGGCGAGTTGCGTAAAGCTCTAGTTGACCGCCTGTATCTGAAAAACCAACAGCGCCGCCTTGGATTTAACGAGGAGGACTTGATCGCATCTATAACTGACCCCAACCTTGTTGGTGTCCCCAAGGGTTATATCGGCAACACTTTGATTGAAGCGCTGCCAGCAAGGGGCATTTCGCTATCAGCTCACCCAAGCTACAGCCACGACTTTGGTGGCACATATGGTGGCAGCTTGCTGCAGAGCATACCGATAGAGATCGCCATGCCAAAGGCGTATCAAAGGGCCGCTGCAGAAAACATGGGCAAACAAGGCAATTTGCGCAACATGGCAATTGGCGCCCTAGAAAAGAAAAAGAGCGGCGCCGCAGAATTTGTTGATGACCAAACCATCAATGCGATAGGTGAGTATCTCCGGCGGAATAGATAAGCAGGGCGCGCTGCAGCAGCTTGATTGACTGCTCAAGCGCCTCGGTCAGCTCATCATCTGACGCCTGCATCAAGTCGTCAGACAAAACGACCTCTGCGTCTAGGTCAAACGGGTTTTTGATTTCAATCTTCATTCTTTGCTCCAAAAAAAGCTGCCATCAGCGGGTCAACCTTGACCTTGTGGCGGCGTGTTTTTTTGCGCACATTCTCTAGCTCGCGCTCGATAGGCTCCATGCGGTCGCGGTGGCGGCGCATGATCTCGGCGCGGGTCAGCGACCTTGGCTTTGGTGCGTCAGCCCCAGGGCCAAGCGAGAAGCGTCTCACGTATGGGCCGCTTGGGTTAGTCGTGATCCAGCCGCTGACGTGGATGAGGTTCATCTCGCGCATACGGCTGATGATCTTGTACGCGTGGCGCTTGGCGCAGAAGCAGTTGCGCACCAGCGCCTGCCCGTCGGCACCAGGGTTGCGCTCCAGGTAAGCGATTATTCGCTGGGCGGTGGCGGATCGAGAAACGAATCCTCCAGGGCCGCGAACACGGCGGCCATTCCCGCCTGGTAACCCGCCCGCCAGACCTCCAGGTGCGGCACCGCCATCTGTCGGCGGCTGGTGTCTACTATCCATTCGTAAAATTCCTTGTCGCTGTTGTTTACTGGTTCGTTCATTGCAGCCACTCCATGGTGCCGTAGATCAACGGCGCGGCAATGAGAGCCGCAGCCGTCAGGTCAACCAACCAACCGCGTAGTTTAGACCGGCGTCGGTAGGCTTTCGGGATGGGTGGGTAGTACGTGTGTCGTCCCATGTCGTTGTCTCCTGGTTGCGGGGGCCGTAGCCCCGGTTAATTAGAGTGTGACGCTGACGGCGTCGGTCTTGCCAAAAGCTAACTCGCGGGCGTAGGCGATTGCCTGCGGCCCTTTGTCTTTGGGGTATACACGGGTGGCGACGATGTTCTGCGAATCGCAGTCAATCAGGGTCACGGCGTAACCGCGCTCGACGGGGGTAACGGTGACGACCATGTTGTCTGCGAGGTTGGGAAAAGTGGCTTTCATTTCAGACTCCTGTTTTGGTTAGTTGGTGAAACCAATTGTGCCCTATTTAAGTCAAAGCCGTCAAGCCCTACTAAAGTGTGGGGTTATTTGACGTAAATGCCTACAATTCTGTCCATGAACCCCCTAACAGACCTATCCCTGCGCGCCCGCTACCACGGGCTGAAGATGTCAGACGTATGCGCCGAGGCTGGCATACAGCCCGCCCAGGCGTCGCGCTGGAAGCACGGGAAGGTCAGACCTCTGTATGAGTCTGTGGGGCGCCTGGAGGAGGCTCTGGCGCGGCTAATAGAGCGCCAGGCGCGGGAGGCTGCGCAAGCAGCTGACGCACCAGCAGACGCAGCAACGCCGACCGAGTTAACCCCAGTCGGCGTGCTTGAGCAGCAAATCGGCGCGCCTCAGACTGACTGATGTACGCGCCGATCAGGACTCGGTTGCCTACCAATCGTCGTCCCCAGCCATGTCGCCAGCACCAGCCCCAGCAGCGGCGGGTGCCGCAGCCAAGCCAAAGTCACTAGCAGCAGTGCTGCGCCCGCCACCGAGCTGCTCGCCCTTGCGCGCCAGCATGACGTGGTTCAAACCAAACGCCACGCCCTTGTTGCCCGCGGCGTCGTAGGCGTAGGCGTTGAGCGATACGCGGCCATAGTCGCCCGACACAATCGCGTCCGAGTCGATCAGGTCACGGCCCTTGGAGTCCACCACCCCAGGCTTGCGGTCGGCTGACGTCTTCACGGTCATAAAGAAATGCCCGGCATACTCAGACCCGAGCGACGAGCCGTCGGACTTGGTCTCGGTGTCACCATCGCGCAGTGGGTTGCGCACCTTGGCCGGTATCTTGTCGCCCCACTTGGCCTGCAGCGCCGACTTGCCAGCGGCCTTGATGGCGGCGACGGTTTCTTTGTCGGTCTTGGGGATCAGCACCTGGGTGCTGTACTCCTCTTTACCATTCATTGTGTTGACGCGGGGGCGCATCACGTTGGCATAAGAAAAGCGAACTTCACCTGTCACTACTTTGGTCGTCATAGTCGTTTACTCCTGTTTTGACGTTTTCAATGTGCCAGTATGTGTCACCGTGACTCAACTGGTGTCAGGACTGTAACACAACTTTTAAAGTTTTTAAATGCGTGATACAGTTGAGGCTCAACAACAACGAGGTAAACGTATGGAACGCTCAAAGACGTGGTTAACGATGGACGGCATGATAGGGCTTGAGGTTGGACGCGACGACGTCTACCTGCACCTGGTGATCGACACCGGCTGGCCGTTCCCAAGCGCGCCAATCAAGGTGCCGCGCAAGGAGTGCCGACTGCTTGAGCGTGGCGAGCAGCCGCAGGACATGAGCGACCTCGGCGAGGCTCCGTTTTGAAGCCCGCCGTACAGCTCAAGCCGCACCAAGAGTACGCACGCGAGTGGCTGCTGCAGAACCAGCGCTGCATCCTGGCAGACCAGCCACGCGTTGGCAAGACGCTACCCACAGCAAGCGCTGCGCTGCAGCACCTGCCCGCACTGATAGTCTGCCCAGCCATCGCCAAGACCGTGTGGGAGCGCGCGTTCAACGCGCTCGACAGCAGCGTGCCGGTGGCTGTTATCACCGGGCGCAAGGCTGCGCAGGAGCTGCACCTCAAGGCGCAGACCAGGGCGGTCGTTGTCATCAACTACGACCTGCTCGCTGAGGTGCCGGAGCACGCGTTCCAGGACTTTCAGACGCTGGTGCTGGACGAGAGCCACCGCATCAAGAACGAGAAGGCCAAGCGCACCAAGGCGGCCATGAAGGCGATGCGGCACATTGGCCGGGTGTACGCGCTGAGTGGTACGCCAATCCCAAACAGGCCAATCGAGCTGTGGCCATTACTCAACGGCCTGGGCATCTACCGTGGCGGCTGGTACGACTTTGCTGCGCGCTACGCCAAGATGTGGAAGGCGCCGTGGGGCATGGACGTCAGCGGCGCAAGTAACCTGCCCGAGCTGCGCGCCATGATGCGCCCGCACGTACTGCGTCGCAAGAAGGATGACGTCTTTACAGACTACAACGAGCCGCAGGTCAGCCTCATCACATTCGACCTGCCGGTGGACAAGCGCGAGCAGGAGTTTGACGCCGACGCCCTGGTCGAGAACCCCAACGCGCTCATGGCGTTTGAGGGGCTGTCGGTCATCATGCGTGAGGCTGGGATGCGCAAGGTCAAGCCAGCCTGCGAGTTTATTGGCGACCTCATGGAGTCCGAGTCCAAGGTGGTGGTGTTCGCGCATCACAAGGAAGTCGTCGCGCAACTGTCCCAAGGGCTGCAGGCTTATCACCCCGTAAGCATCACGGGCGATACACCGGCAGCGCAGCGGCAACAGGCGCTCGACAAATTCCAAGACCCCGACTCGACGCACCGCATCATTGTCGGCAACATCGCGGCCATGAGCGAGGGCGTTGACCTGAGCGCCGCTGACGTCGTGGTGTTTGTCGAGGCGACGTGGCAGACGTCCGCGCTTGAGCAGGCAAGCAGCCGCGTGGAGAACATAGCCAAGCAGTCGTTTAGGCCGCTGGTCTACCTGCTGACAATCCGAGCATCACTTGACCACAACGTGCTGGGCAAGGTCTTGCGCAAGTTGAACGTGATTGATCAGATTATTTAAAGGAGAAGCAAATGACATCTATGGCACAGAGGATCAGAGAGACGGTGCAGGAGCACCCTGACTGGACGCCCAAGCAGGTGGCCGCCGAGTGCGGCACGACACGCAACCGCGTTTACCAGGTCATGCACTACGTCAAGAAGGCGGGCGAGCGCAAGATGCTCAAGCTCAAGCGCAAGATGGCGGTGCTGCAGCCGGTGCAGGCAGAGGTCAAGCGCCCAGAGCCAGCGGCAG